TAGAAAAAATTATTGATGCACTAAAACGCTTTGATATTGCCTCTGCGAATATTGGTGACCTTATTTTTGAAAGTAAGATTGACATTTTCAAGATTGAGGGATTAACTGACAAGATTGCAAGCGGCTTTGAAAACGAAGTAGCAAACATAATTGGTGCAGTACAGGCGATCAAATCATCAACAAATAGCCTATTATTGGATAAGGAAAACGAGTACGACCGCAAAGAACTCTCGTTTGGTGGTTTAAAAGACCTAATTACAGAGTTTCGTAATGCAGTAGCTGGCGCAGCAGATATGCCTGTAACAATCTTATTTGGTCAATCCGTTTCTGGCTTGGCGAGTGGTGATGAGGATATTCAGAATTACCACGAATCAATTCACCGATTACAAGAGGCAAGATTAAGACCTGTTTTAGAGGTTATCGATTCGCTAATTTGTAGCGAGTTGTTTGGTGGCGTTCCTGATGATTGGTGGTTTGAATTCTTACCTTTAACCGTGGTTAAACAAGACCAGCAAATCAATATGCTGAACACGTTCGCAACTGCAACTAATACGCTAATTCAAAACGGCATTGTAACAGAACAGCAAGTGGCTAATGAGCTGCGAGAAAGCGGACTATTTGCTAATATCTCTGATGATAACATTGAGGACATGAATAATGCTGATGAATTTGCCGGAAATTTTGAAGAGCCAGAAGGCGAAAGCACGCAAGTTCAAGCCAGTGAAGATGAGCAAGAGAACGGAGCTTTGGTATAGACAACAGCTTAAACAGTTCGTCAAAACGATGACCGATGATGTAGAAAGAGCTATGCAACAACCGCAAGGCTCTTTTTTTATGGATGATGCGAAAGGGGTCCAGGCGATTAGTGCGAAAGCGCTGATGAAAGCATTAGAAAAGTACGAAAAATCTGACCGCACTTCACAGGCCGAAAATATCGCCAATGGCTTTGTTAGCCGTGGTGATGCACAAAACCATGCTGAAGTATCAACCAATCTAAAAAATCAAACTGGCATCGATTTATCCTCATATTTACGCAATAGCCCAAATATTGCTGAGAAAGTGAATGCATTGACTGCAGGTAATATCCAATTAATCAAATCCATTCGCTCACAATATCTTGATAAGGTGCAAAATGCCGTCATGCAAGCGATGGTTCGGGGTTCTTTAAATAAAGACCTTGCAGCACAAATAAAAGACTTAGGCAAAACAACCGAAAAACGAGCGATGTTTATTGCTCGAGACCAGTCCTCAAAATTAAACGCCGCTTTAACGCAAGCGAGACATGAAGAGGTTGGTATAAAAAAATACATATGGTCAACATCAGGTGATGAGCGTGTGCGCGAAAGTCATGCAGAAAAAGATGGGCAGATATTCGAATATGCCAATCCGCCTGCCGATACAGGACATCCTGGACATGATTTCAATTGTCGGTGCGTTCAGATTCCGGTACTTGATAATAACGAGCAGATAGTGAAAAATAGCCCAATAGTTAGCCAACAGGAAAAACAACAAATGCGCTCAGAATGGTCTGATGATTTTCCAGATACTATCATTGATAGGAAATTAGGAGATGCAACATCACATCCGCTATATGAAAATGCTAAAAAGGGTAGTGTTGAAGATGCTTATCAACTTGCTAAAGATTTAGTTACAGATGATGCGGTAAATAAATTGAAGCAATTGGTTGGCAATAAAAATGCAATTTTAATTCCTGTTCATGCAGAAGAAGCGGTTGGTCTAAATATGATTCCTGTAGCTATTGCTACTGTATTATCTAAAAAACTCCATATTCCTGTTGATTTATCAATTGTTCAAGCAACAAAAGTATCTAGAACTGGGGGTGATGGATGGCATCGATTGGTTTATTCTCCAGCTTTTGATGGCATAGTTCCAAAAGATAAATATGCTATTATTTTAGATGACACGCAGACACAAGGTGGTACATTAGCTAGCCTAAAAGGCTATATTGAGGAAAATAAAGGAAAAGTTATTGCATCTTATGCTTTAACTGGCAAACAATATTCTGTACAATTAAGGCTATCTAAAGAAACATTAGCAGAATTACGGAGTAAATATGGCGAACTTGAAAGTTGGTGGAAAAAAGAATTTGGCTACGACTTCTCGCGGCTTACAGAATGGGAAGCAAGATTCATCATTAACTCACGTAAGACACCTGACGAAGTCAGAAATACAATCCTTGCGAGAAAGCAAGCGTAATGCTTACCATCAAATGATGGCTCTAAATTAAATTCAGCTATTCAAACAACCCGATCAGAAATGGTCGGGTTTTTTATTGGGGTAAATAAATGAAATTTACAGACAAAACTACTCAAGCAACCACACAAAGAACCATCACTAAAGATGGTTTTTTAGTTGTGCCTGCAACCATTTCAAAAATTGGTGTTTTTGACTATCTAGCCTCCGAATTAGGATTGAAAGAGGACGGAATTAAAAAGGTCGCACGAACAGAAAAATCACTATTTTCTGATGAGACCATTAATAGCTTTGAAAACGCAACACTAACAATAGGACACCCAGAGCAAGGCGTAAACGCTAAGAACTGGAAAGACTTATCAGTTGGTGTTGTTCGTAATGTTAAGCGAATGGGTGATGAACTAACTGCTGAGGCTTGGATTTATGATGAACAAGCCATTAAAACCGTACAGGAACACGGTGTAGAGCAGCTATCTTGCGGATATGACTGTAACATTATCCCGTCAAGTGTTAGCTATGCAGATTTTGAGATGTCTCCGATGATCGGAAACCACGTGGCGATTGTGGCAAAGGGTCGCTGCGGTGGAACTGTAAAACTTGCCGATGAGGATAAAACCATTATGGGGAAAACCGCAAAAATTCTCGATGCGTTTTTGGGTGCTTTCGGCATCAAATTGTCCGATGAGCAGAAAAAACAAATCGAAGAAGATGAAGAAACTGGCAAAGAGGGTGAGAAAGCTCCAAAAGCTGAAGAACCAACTGAGCCAAAAGAAAAACAATCTGAACTCGAAGATAAAAAGGATGAAGAAGTGAACAAAGAAGAGTTTGAAAAACAACTTAAAGCCAAAGATGCGGAAATTCAAGCATTGAAAGATGCACAAGCTAAACGTGATGCAGAATTGGCACAAGCTGCAATGTTAGCTGATGCGCAAGCTGCATTTAAAGATGTGAAATTTGCTGATAAAGCAAGTGTTCGTGAAATCCAAGAGAGCGCTATCGTTGCTCAAGGCATCTTCACAAAAGATGCTGCGGCTAAATTATCTGATGCTGAAATCTCTGGAGCTTATCAAGTGGCCAAAGCTGTTTCTGCTAAATTAGCTGATGAATTCAAATCTTTAGGCAATATCTTATTAAGTGATGCGAAAACTGAAACCGCACCTAAATTAGACTTCAACAAAACTTACAATCAATAGGGGTAATAAATAATGGGTTACGCTTACGAACAAGCTCCAGCAAAAGCTGGTGAATTAGGCAAAGGTAACTTTGCGAGTGCAAAAACAAGCGCTGAGAAAGTGACTGGCAAAGTAAAAGCTGGTGACTTTGTAGCATTAAATCCAGATGGCGGTGTAAAAGCGTTAGCGGATAAGGCTGATGTATTAGCTGGCGTAGTATTTGCAAGCACTATCCGTGATGAATGGAATGAGGGCGAGTTATGCGATGTAATGCATATTGCAGCAGGTGATGCAATATGGGTAAACGTTGCAACTGGTAAAACCGTTACTCGTGGTCAAAAAGTCTACGTATTAACTACTGGTGGTGATGGTAAAGTTGGTGCAATTCAAGGTGAAACAGAAGCGACTGCAATCGAAACACCATACACCGTAATTGATGTTAAAGGTCAATTAGCGTTAATTTCTAAATTATAAGGGGCTAAATAGATGTCTTTATTAACTTATGTACAAAACGGTTTAACTGCAGTAAGCAAAGAAATTTCAGAAACCAAGTATCCTGAAATTGTGTTCCCGCAATTCGTTTTCGTGGACCAACAAACGGCGGTGGGTATCACTGAAAAATTACACTATGGCGCAGATGAACATGGCTCTTTAGATGATGGTTTAATCACTACTGGCACTAGCACTTTAGACCAAGTGGAAGTTAAGTTTTCGTCTAAACGCTCCTATATTGTGCCATGGGCTAAATCCGTTACATGGACTAAACCAGAGTTAGAGCAAGGTCAATTACTAGGCTTAAAACTCGATACAGCTAAAATCATGGTGTTAAACAAAAACGCACAGCAAACTTTACAAAAAGTTGCGTTCTTAGGCCACGCTAAAGATGGCCGCTTAACTGGTTTATTGAACTCAAAAGATGTTGCAGTTCACACCTTAAAAGGTGCGGCTAAAAATACTAAAGTTCAAGAAATGGACTTTGACAAAGCGGTAGCCTTTTTCAAAGAGATGTTCTTAGCTGGCTTAGAGCGTACAAAACGCATTGAGGCGCCAAATACATTTGCTATTGATGCGTTAGATTTAGCTCACATCGCAACAGTTCAACGAGCTAACACAGACACTACAGCGTTAGAGTTCTTAACTAAGAGCTTATCTGCTGCTGCAGGTCGTGACGTGCTCATTAAAGCATTACCATCTGACTTCGGTTCTCGTGTAACTGACGGCAAAAACCGTGCAATTGTTTATGTGAACAGCAAAGAACACGTAATCTTCGATGTTCCGATGACTCCAACTGTGTTAGATGCCAAAGAAAAAGGCTTATTAGCTTACGAGTCAGGCTTACGTATGGCATTTGGTGGTGTTACCTTTATCGAGCCAGAATCTGCTCTTTATGTAGATTACTAGGGAGAAAATATATGCCAACAATAGAAGATTTTCGTGAACGTTATCCAGAGTTTAAAGAGGTCGATGGTTTCCGCATTGACCTTTTTTTATTGGACGCACAGCAAGAAATCAGCCAAGCACGATGGGGGCGACTTTTCGAGCGTGGTGTGTTGGCATTAACGGCGCATTTACTGCGCCTTTCTCTTTGGACGGAAAAGGGAAAAGGCGAGGCTAACCGTAGTACTGCAAGTGAGACGGCAGGGGAGTTATCGGTTAGCTATGCTATGCCAACGCTCACAGGAACAGATGCAGATTATCAATTAACTGCGTATGGACAGGAATATCTACGATTACGTAGATTGGTAGGTATAGGAGTAATGGTGGCTTAATGACAGCTCAAGTTACAGGTGATTTCTCGAAAGCAAAAGAGTTAATAGAGAAATTAAAAGCTAGTAGTCAAAAGGCTGTGTATGTTGGGTTTCCTGCTGAGTTTAACGAGAAAGTGGATGGTTCAGATAGTTTTAATCTGGCCTCTCTAGCGGCAGTATTGGAGTTTGGTAATGAGCGAATTCCATCTCGTCCATTTCTTCGTCAAACATTGGCAGAAAATCAAAAGAAATACATTGAGCTATTTGCTGAGTTAATCAACAAGGGCTTTTCAATAGAGCAAGCCTATCAGCAAATCGCCTTAATCGCACAAGGCGATGTCCAGCAAGGCATCGTAAATGGTGATTGGGTTGCAAATGCGAAAAGCACAATAAAACGCAAAGGCTCAAGTAAGCCATTAATTGACACCGGCAAAATGAGACAATCTGTAAGGGGGATCGTTAAATGAGCTTAATTAATCAATTTCCTCGCTTTCTGAATAGAAAATTTAGTCAGCAGATAGTCGTAAAACATCTTCAAGGTGAACACTCAACAGATGACTATAAGGCGAAGTATATTGAAGAAGAAATGACCGTTATCGTGATGCCAACATCACCAAACGATGTCCAATTCCTGCCAGAGGGTGAGCGGTTTCTTCCAAGTATCAAAATTTACACAGAAAAGCCGCTGAAGATAGGCGATTTAGTAGATTATCTTGGGGTGACTTACAAAATTAAAACAGTGGGTAACTGGGGAGATTATGGATACCACAACAATATCGGCATTAGACACAGCCAAACTGCGAAAGTGGATTCAAGAGGCTTTGAAGTTACCTAAAGATGCAGTAATTGGCGGCTGGCTACCAGAAAATCCCCTGCCTGCTTTCATTACGGTGGATGTATTAAATACGAATGAAATCGGGCAGGCAACACGAGAATTTGACGGCAGGCGAGAGCGTATCAAGCAGTCAATGCAAAGTACTGTTAGCGTTTCTTGTTTTGGTAAAAATTCTCTAGCGCAATGCTATAAGCTAAAAGCTATTTTTCAAAGTTCAGCGTTTCTTTCCTTTCTTAATTCAAATCACTGGGGTGTTATTCGTTTTTCAGATGTTCGCAATCTAACAGCAACGGTTGGGGCAGACTATGAAGAGCGTGGTCAGTTTGATGCTGTATTCAGCCATCATCATATTGTAGACACACCGTTAGATCCGATTGAGAGAGTTGAGCAACGGACGAATAACAAATCACAAGATATAGGAGCATAAGCCAAATGGCGTTATCTATTTCTAATATTGTAAACGTGCAACTAAACACAGTTCCGAAGTCTGCTGCTCGCAAATCTTTCGGTACAGTTGCATTATTCACACCAGAGGCTGGCCAAGCATTTAATGATGCGACTACACGTTATGTATATGTCGAAAGTCAAAAAGATGTTGAGGCCCTATTTGGTACAAATTCAGAAACAGCAAAAGCGGCTCAACCGTTCTTTGCTCAAAGTCCACGAGCAAAACAATTGATCATCGCTCGCTGGCAAAAAGAACAAGCGACCATTAATGCGACACAAAACGCTTTGCGTGGTGCAACCTTATCAGATGATTTAGAAACTTTTAAATCAATCTCGAACGGTGGTTTTTCAATCACTATCGGCACCACAGTTAAAGTGGTTGACGGGTTGAATTTTTCAGAAGTCGCTGATTTTAATGCGGTAGCGACTAAAATTAAAGAAAAACTGACTGCGTTAAAAGTGAGTGCAGATGTTGCGTATGATGCAACTGGTAATAGATTTATCATTTCGGCTAGTGTAGCAGGCGAAAATGCTGAGACATTAATCTACTACGCAACAAAAGGCAGTGAAACAGGTAATTATATTGGTGGCTTGTTAAAACTAGAAGATGGTCAAGCGACTCGAGTTATTGGTAAAAATCAAGTTCAACTTAAAGCTGAAAAAGTAGAAGAAGCGTTATTCAACGTTTCAGAAGTTGAAAATGGCTGGTACGGTTTCACCTTTGCGGCACAATTAACTGATGCACAAATCGAGGCAGTAGCTAAGTACGCACAAGCGAATGACAAGCTATTTGGTGTTAGTGTAATTAAAACCGAGCATATTGAGTGGTCAGCGTCTAACGTATTTAAAAAATTGTATGATGCTCAATTGGACCATACTTTAGCAATCTTCGACAAAAACGACTTATATCCAGCATCTTCTGCGTTGGCTCGTTTATTATCTGTAAACTTTGCAGCTAACAACTCAACGCTTACACTTAAGTTTAAACAACAACCGACAATCACAGCAGATGAAATTACTGCGACAGAATTCGCAAAAGCGAAACGATTAGGGATTAACGTTTACACTTACTTCGATGATGCTGCAATGATTGCAGAGGGTACTGTAATCGGTGGCAAATTCGCTGATGAAATCGTTATCCTTGACTGGTTCAAAGATGCAGTACAAAAAGAAGTGTTTGCTCGTTTATACAAATCACCAACTAAAATCCCATTAACAGACAAAGGTCAAGCGGTATTAATTGCTGCTGTGGAGAAAGTTTGTTTAGAGGGTGTAAACAATGGTGCTTTCGCCCCAGGCCAATGGACGGGCGATAGCTTTGGTAACTTGACAACAGGCGATTATCTTGAAAAGGGTTACTATGTATGGGCGGCACCAATGGATACGCTATCTGATAGTGATCGTGAGCAACGCCGTGCAACGCCAATTCAAACCGCAGTGAAATTAGCAGGCGCAATTCATTCAAGCGATGTGATTGTGAACTATAACCGATAAGATGTGAACTTTAGCTTTCTATCATTTATACTATTTGTCATATTTTCCTTTAGGAGGTCTTATGGCAATTAATTTTAGAAAGAGAGTTAAAGTTGCACCAGGTGTCTATATCAATTTAGGTAAGAAAGGAGTATCAACCACAATCGGTACTAGAGGGCTTTCAGTTAATGTTGGGAAAGATAGTTCACACCTAAATTTAGGTGTGCCAGGCACAGGGTTATCGACTAGAATCCCAATTTACAAAGCTGATAAAGGAATAGAGATGATTGATGGTGTGCCTAATCTCCATTTCGATTATTTAAACCGCTTACCAATAACAACACGCCCAAACTTTACCAAACAACAGCGTGAAATCCTTCTCCCTCGTTTTGAGGCATTAACGCCCATTCAAAGAATATCTGTACTCAAACAAGTTAAGGTTTATCCTGATTCTGATGTAGGCATTTATTCTGGCTGGTTAGGTTGGTTAGCAGTAGATAGGTTTAGAGCAAAACAATATGGTATTGCGTTATTAAAACTTTTTTCTATGCTGACTTTATTTGGCGGTCTTTTATGGTTGATATTTGATCTTTTCTATTTTCGTCGTCAGGCGAGAAATGCGAATTTTCTATCCTTTATGACTGCAATTGATCAGGTTGTAGAAAAAAATAATTGAACTATTTCACACTAAAAACTAACAAGCCCCATCTGGGGCTTTTTTTATGAGGAAAAACAATGGCAGTTTTTGATCCAAAACAAGTTGTCGTGTTATTAGACGGCAAAGAAATTAGTGACTGGGCAGACGGCTCAGATGTGATTAATGCGACCAACCAAGTTGATGCTGGTCAGTTGGTTATCGGTGCGAATGGTACAGGTGTATTCATCGCAAATCCAGATAATTCAGGCAAGCTGACACTGAAAATTAAACAACATTCTGCTGATAATGCTTACTTATCTAAGTTATTTAATCAGCAAAAATCAAGCATTAAAACATTCTTGCCTATTACTTTATCAATCCGCGACTTAATTAATGATGATGTGGTGACAGCAAGTAAAGGGTATTTCACTACTCCTGCGCAATATGTTCGTGGTAACGGGCATAATCCAGAAACTTGGACGATTGTTTTCGAGCAAATGACAATGAACTTAGAAAAAGGCGTTAAATAATGGAACAGGTTAAGCAATTCACTATTGAAGATGTGACTTACACAATGACACCAGCTAATGCAATGGCTGCGTGGACCGCGTTAAAAAATGCGATGAAATTACTTCAATCAGTTGATTTGTCGGCTCTTGGCGATAGTAAAAAACTAGGTGCTGGCATTTTAACGACTGTGTTAGCTAATTTAGGTGAGCCAAGCGTGAAAGAGTTAGAGAATATCGTATTAACTCACACAGCTTGCGAACAAGACGATCAAAAATACCGCCTATCAGAACGCTTTGATAGTCACTTTAATAAACATCGTGGACATCTAATCACTGTATTAAAAGAGGGGTTGACATATCAATTCGCTGATTTTTTTATCGGTGGGGGTGGATTGCTAGCCAATATTCAGGGCAAGCTCAAGGCGTAGAAAGTCAATCAGAAAATAGAGTTGATTGGTTTATTTTTACGCCAATAGTAAAAAGGTTCTGTACATTGCACGAATTAAGATCTGTTTACTCAATGGCAGATCTTCTTTCTTTCCACGAAGTAATAGTGGAATTAAATCAAATGGAGCAAATCAAAAATGCTATTAGATGAGTTACTGATTAAGATCGGGCTTGATACCGATAGCCAAGCAATGCAGGAGTTTGATAAGTTTCTTGATAATGTTGGCAAAGGTGCAGAAAAGGCCGTAGGAGAGCTTGATGGATTAGCTAAAGCGATAGATGGCACTGTAGATACAGATAAAGTTAAAGACGGTGCTGATGCAGTAGATGGGCTAACAAACAACCTTGAAGATTTATGGGCTAGCAAGTTCGGAGCCGATGGGTTAGCGCAGAAATTTGAGGCGCTTGGTGTAAGCATTGGCAAAACTACGCTAAAAGTAGCTGCTTTTGGTGTTGCCTTTTACGCTGCAACTGCAGGCGTTAAGAATTTCGTAGATGGAAACCTTGATGCGCTAGATGAAATTAAGCAGCTATCAAATGTAACAGGTGAGACGGCAGAGCAAATCTACCTATTAGGAAAGGTTGCAGAAGTAAATGGCTCATCTGCTCAAGCGGTTCAATCATCTATTGATGGACTTTCCAGAGTTATCGGTGAGGCTGCGGCTGGTGTTGGTCGTGGTGCAAAAGCATTTGAGCAATACGGGTTAAGCGCTAAAAAAGCCAACGGCGAAATAAGATCATCTAGCGACCTATTCGGTGAGATATCCGAAAAAATGCAACAGATGAGCAATCAAGAGCAGATAGCGATGCTTTCTAAGCTTGGTATTGATGGCTCAATGATTCAAACGCTCAGATTAGGCAATGAAGAACTAGCTGAACAAATTGCTCTAGCAGAAGCCTTAACGCTTGGTGTTGGTAATGCAGAAAACGCAGAAAAAGCGGCAGCATTTAAAGATGCTTTAACGCAAGTCTCTCAAGTGTTTATTGCTATCGGTGAATATGTCTCTTTGCGTATATCACCATCAATACAGCGATTAGCCGAACGCTTTACAAAATGGTTTACTGAAAATAATAGCTTTATCAAGGCCATTCTAAACGGCTTTGGAAAAGTCTTATCTTTCCTTTTTGAGCTAGCAGCAGCAATAGATAACGTCATTGAAAGCACGGTCGGCTGGAAAACTGTGATTATCGCTCTAGGCGGATTGTTGCTGTGGTTTAGCCGCAGAATGTTATTAGCCTTTGCGACAAATCCGATCACCTTAGCTATTGCCGCAATCGCTGGGTTAATCCTAATCATCGATGATTTTATCACTTGGTTACAGGGCGGTGACGCTCAATTCGCTGATTTCTACCAATCTGTAGCCGATGGGCTACAGTGGATTAGCGACAAATGGGGCGAACTTGGCGATTGGATTAAAGCAAAATGGGGCGAGGCTATCGCTTGGGTAATAGGCAAATGGATTTCATTCACTTCGACATTCAGCATAGACAACCTTAAAAAGACATTTGAAAGCGTTAAGCAAACCATTATTGATAAATTTAAAGAGGCGTTTGGTTGGGCTATAGACCTATGGAATAGTGTCGTGGCCAAGATTGGCGGCGAGCCGATTAATATCCAAGCTAATGTATCTACTCAAGGCGTGCGACAAGCTGGGTTAGGCGTAGCAGATTTAGCCTTAAATGCAGGTGTTTACGCAAGAGCCTCTGAAGTTTCTGCCGGTGGTGTTGGTGGCACTTCTAACTCTGATAATAGCGTTAAGAACAGCAATAACAAGATAACTATCACGCAGCACATTCAAGGTGTGGATAACCCAAAAGCTGTAGCAGACCAATCTGCACGAGCAATCAATAACCAACTTTCACCAGTTATAGGATAGTAAAGAATGTTTAATT